CTTATCCCGTCCATACGGTTATCATGGAGTATTTTGCGCCTGCAACGCAAACTGCTGTAATCACTTATGGTGTGTTCAAGATTGCAAAGATGACATATTCCCGATTGTTTGGCCATCGGGACGCTTTGATAAGTCAAGCTCAGCGAATGATTGAGTCTGTGTCTAGTGAGATGGAGTATGGGATGGATTTAGAAATTGATGAAGTCACTGATACAGTTCCACAAACTGTGATGGATAGTGTTGACACTAAAACCACCCAGAAACGTCGTGTTAGACGCAAGGCACCTTTTAGAGCATGGTTAGTCAAGGTCGGAAAAGCAAAATTTGGATTACCTAATAGAACGGAAGCTAACAGAATGTGTGTGAGGAAATATCTGTACGACCAATGTGTTGATCATGGAGTCCTTGCTCGTCATATCTGGGAAAATGTGGACTTCGCCACAGAGATGGTCTTCATTCCTTCTAAGGTAGAACTGGTTGTTGCTGCTTCTAAACATACTCAACACGCCAAAAGTAAGGGAACTATGATGGCGAGCTTTGGGGTTCCCACCCCAAAGTCCGCTTGATGGGGCCCAGAACTTCGGGAGGGGTTTGACACGGTTCCTGGTCAATACCCGCAGGTAACTCCCAAAGGTTCGGGACCAAAGAAGGTTCGCAAGTTCGTAACTATGAGTCAGTTCTTGTGTAACCATAATATGCAGACTCACAACAACTCTATCGCCAATTTATGCAGAGGAATTGGGGAACGAGTATTATTTGTTGATAAAAATTGTAACCCACCAGTTTCACCGGTTACAGATATTTTCAGCAAAAGGTGTGGTGTCTATCTCTTGCCCATAGCACGAGGTCTAGGTTACCAATCCCCTGTGTCTAGACAAGAATTTGTCGAGTACTACAGAGGACCGAGGAAACTTATGTACCAAAATGCTGTGGACGGGTTGGCTATGCAGCCAATCCGCCCCCGAGATGCCCACCTGAAGACTTTCATTAAAGCGGAAAAGTTAAACTTCACCTTGAAAAATGACCCTGCACCACGTGTTATCCAACCACGTGATCCAAGGTATAATGTAGAGGTAGGGAGATATCTTAGGCCGCTTGAACATAAGTTATATGATGAGATTGATGCTTTATTCAATTCTCCCACCATATTTAGCAAATACAACTGCGTAGATCAAGCCACAAACTTACGAGTTAAATGGGAAAAATTTCGTAAGCCTGTTTGTGTCGGATTGGACGCGTCAAGATTCGATCAACATGTTTCTGAACAAGCACTAAAATTTGAGCATTCACTTTACAATGCTGTTTATAAGAGCAAAGAATTAGCAAAATTACTGAGTTGGCAACTCAACAATGTTGGTGTTGCACAAGCCAGTGATGGTTGGTTCAGATACAGAAAGAAAGGATCACGTATGTCTGGAGACATGAACACTTCAATGGGTAATAAATTGTTGATGTGTTTAATGGCGAAAGCATATATTGACACGTTGCCATTCGAAGTTGAATTCGTTAATAATGGAGACGACTGTCTGATGATATTTGAGTCCAAACATCTGAAGAAAACTGTAGGTTTACAAGAATATTTTAAAGATTTTGGATTTAAAATTGTTCGTGAATTACCAGTTTACGAGTTTGAACAGATTGAGTTTTGCCAAACCAAACCTTTACTCACCACTAGTGGGTGGCGTATGGTTAGGAATGTTAAGACTTGTATGTCTAAAGACGTAACTTGTGTTAATCTCGGGCACAATCTCAAACAATATCGAGTATGGTTAAGTAAAATCGGTGAATGTGGGTCAACTGCTGCCGCCGGTGTGCCAGTCTTACAGTCCTTTTACAACATGTTGTCCCGATTTGGTACCGCTGGAAAGTTAGACAACGGAGCCAATTTTGAAGGAGAGTACACATGGCAAATGAAAATGATTAAAGGACTTGGTGGATTGAGCACTAATATTGATGATACTGCTCGTTATTCGTTTTGGATGCAAACAGGCATTAGTCCAGACCATCAATGTGAAATGGAACAATATTTTAATTCGTCGGTCTGGGGAGGCGATAAGCGCCAACTTATTAACAACTTATTATTTTAAAATGAAAGGATCTTCAAGTAAAGCAGCTGTGACTGTCAGCAATCGAGCTCGAGGTAATATGCGACCGAAAATTCGTGGCCAATTGGGGGCGAATACCATCCTCACAGGGAACGAATTGATGGAACCACTTGTCCAAGGTGCAACTGCAACTCTTGGTGCGCGGTTTTACCCATTAATAGCAGGTAATACTGAGGGAAGAGCGATAACCGTATTTTCGAACACGGCTCGCAATTTTCAGAAGTTTCTCTATGAACCGGGAACAACCTTGCACTATCAGCCAGCTGTCGGCCTTAACACCGCCGGCACTGTGTATGTGGCATACATTGATAACCCGGAATTTATTTCGACTTATTATAGTCTTGCCGCTGCACAGAGAATTAGTGCCATTAAGACTGTGGCTAACGTCAAAGCGTTTCCTGTGTGGCAGGATTTCACCCTTCCTATATCTGGAACTCCAAGGCAAAAACGGTTTTCTAATGACGTTACTGTCACATTTAGTAATGCTGAACAATTAAATCGGTGTTGCCAAGGATGTTTCATAGTAGGAGTTGAGGGTTTAGACCTACAGGAAACAGGCACTACCACAAGTAAGACCATTGGCACGGTTTATTTGTCGCAACGACTTCGACTTGAGCAGTTGTCGTCATATGCTGACTAGAATCACAACACGGGGGTTAAAACACGAATTGAGCAAGATCGAATGGTTCATTGGTTTTACTGGCGAGGCACCGGCTTTGGCGAGTCGACTGTAGTTAGCATACGAGTAACTACGGGTGTCCATACCAATGGGAGAAGAAGTTGCTTAATCGACGATGGCGGAAGAACAGGTTGAGAAACCTGGGAGGGCCCTAACCATCATTTACC